TACACTAAGAGCAGTGTTACACCTAAATTTATAAAGAAAAGAGAAAAAGAGTTAGCTCAGATTATGAAATCAGTAGCTACTGGTAAATCTACCGACTACGATACTCTTTCTATTAATATAGGTAAAAGACTATATGAAAACAGTAAGAATGACTTTGATGTGTTCTTTCCTAAACCTAGCTTACAAGCTTTTCATAGAGCTGGCTCAAAGATCCTCGATGGATTGAAAGATCAAGGGAAAATTAAAGTATCACTAAGAGGCACTACAAGACGAGGCGTATTAGACCTTGACAGTGGTCGCCCCGAGACTGGTTCTTTTAAAGACACTATTTCCCGTGAAGTAACTATAGTTGACTCTTCAATGCTTGCACTACAAAGAGCTAGCAGAGAGCTTGTGTACTCAAGACGTATTGGTATTGTTAACCAGAGAGACCGACTTTATGTAAAAGCTGGTCAAAAAGAATATGTAGATGCCCGTGGCAATTCTACAGGTGAGTCCGTTATCACCCGAAAAGCTGGTGCCAATTACGATACAGACTTAGTAGACAGAGATTTCTCTAATATGCTTAATCATGCAATGGATGCTGAGTGGGAAGTAGATACTGACTTCGCTTCTTTCTTTGATGACCTATTACACTTCAGAGACCCTAGAGGTAATGTTGCTAAATACGATGAACTTAACGGTTTCCGTAAAATCATATTAACTCGTGGGGATCAAGGCTCTGGCTTAATGCAAACAGTGAAATGGCATTTGCAAAGAGGAAAGTCATTTAGAAACCCTGTTCAAATTGATGGTCGAGGTCGAGTTTACACCACGGGTTATTTACACCCAGCAGGTGGTGAGCTGATACGCCCTTTCTTAAACACTGCTCGAAAGGTCAACTTTGATGATGACATTCTTTTCGAGCTAATGACTCAACTTGGTGCTATGACTGGTCAATCACAAAGTGTATTAACTAATGCTGGAAGGATAGCTTCCTTTCAGGCAAGAGAAAAGCAATTCAGAGAACTTGGCGAGCTTATGATGTCTAAGACTCAAAGGCCTAGAAGACTCCGTGAGTTTCTAGAACACCCTTTGATAATAGCAACAGATGCTGATCATGTTCCCAAGGTTGCCCGATTCGCATTAGAGTACACGCGTGTATACAACCATGTCAACGGAGATTTCTCTAATAAGAAGTTACTTAGGTCCTATCAAAGTCAATTAACTAGTGAAAACGATGCCTCGGCTTCTGGTGCTCAGTTAATTGCTATTTCGACTAGGAATAAGAAATTAGGTGAAGCTTCAAATGTTACCTACACTGACCAAAAGAACAGGCTGTATGATACGGTAGCAGAAGCTACTATGTCAGACCCTGAGTTTAGAAAGCTTGCAGTTGCTAATGACTTATCATTTGATGATATGGCTAAGGCGGCAAAAGGGCAATCTATGGTTGCATTCTATGGTGCGGGAAGATCGACGCAGGGCGGCGCAATTGAGGGCAAGCTAGCTAAGATTCTGGACAAGAAAGAATACACTGTTCTTTCAAAATCTGAAATCTCTAATGTATATAAGATTTTAGATGCAAAAATAAAACTAGCAGTAAGCACAGACAGTATTGCTGTAGCTACTGCGTTAAGAGAATTGAAGGGTGAGATAAAAGATATTGTAGACAATGGTGCCCCTATAGGGAATAAAATCATTACTCAAGCTCGGGACTCACACCCTGACGTAGAAGAATTTGTTAACAAGCTAACTAACGTTCGTCAAGGTCTAATTGGACCTAAACAGTTTCAAGAGATTGCAAGAATTATGAGTAAGCATTTGGCAGAAATAGCGCCGATTACTGAGCAATTTGTAGACTTCTGGAAGGACGTTGCAAGAATTTACATCACTGAGTCAGGTAAGGTAGACATACCTTGGGTCACAGTTGATGGTAAACTTCTGTATCAAAGATACCGCCCGACTGTTCAACAGCGGATTGAGTTTAGAGACCCTGTCACTGGCAGGAGGATAAGCAATATCTACGAAGACACAGTAACGGATGGTTCCTTGTTAGGCAAATCTTCTATCATTGATGCCCGGTCTGGTTTGGGTGTTAATGGTAACCACATGAATGATGCCACACTTGTGCGGCAGTTTCATCTGTGGGGTAGGAAAAATGCTATACCTACCGGTACGATTCACGATGCGTTTTTCACCAATATCGGTGACAGCCTTCGTGCTAAATCCGCTCTAAGACAAATCTATGCTGATGCGGTTGAGGGCGACACAATGCTCAAGACCCTTAAGGCAATGCGGGACGCCGGAATGTCTGAAGAATCATATAGAGCAATATTAAGGAGAGGAACCGAGGCGGGTCTATTGAACCCAAAAGACCCTCTTACCTCAAGAGATGTATTAGAAAAGATACCATACGGCTCAGACTGGTACGGTATCGGACCCTAATCAAACTAAACACAGGTGTGCAAGGCTGTGCCTATACCCTGACTATACTAAACTTAATGAGTCTGTGACTCAGGAGAAATACTATGTCCGAAGAAAATAATATCGATAATACACCAGTAACAGAGACCCCTCAAGCAACTTCTGATGAGTTGAGCCGTATGGTTCAAGCTCGTGTTGAAGAAGAACTAGCTCAGATTAAAGGCAAGCTCAATGACGCTTACGCTTCTAGAGATGATGCCGTTAAGAAAGCTGTAATGTTTGAAGAAGAAAAGAAGGCGGCTCAAATTGCTCGTCTAGAAGAAGAAGGTAAGCACAAAGAAGCAGGCGATATTCGTCTAGCTGAACTTATGGCTAAACTGGAATCTCGTGACAAGCAAGTAACTGAACTTACTCGTGATAACGTCGTACGTGATGCACTAAAGAGTATGGATTTCCGTAATGACACTGCTGCAGAATTCGCTTACCGCGATGTAGTTGCTCAGCTGGTTCAAGACGAAAACGGTCAGTGGGTTCACCGAACTGGAACTGCAATTAAAGATTTTATCGATACATTTAAGAAGGACGAAGAAAAATCATTCCTATTCAAAGCAAAACAATCATCAGGCGCAGGGCATCAAGTCGCTTCAGCACCTAATGGTAGCTTTGATAAGAGTAAATCATTGTCAGAAATGTCAATGGAAGACATCCTCGCAGCTGCGGCTGCAGGCCACCTAGACGGTGGTAAAGAGTGGCGTTAAGCTACTAACCTAAACTCATTTAACTTTTTATAAAGGAGCCATAAAATGGCTATTTCATCTGCTGCATTCGGTACACTAAACAAAGCTATCTCTGCTTACACTGACGAAGCCTATACTCGCGCTAAGAAACTCGTTTCTACCGCTATCATGGGCACTGACGCTTCTATCAACGCTAACGGCGAAGATTTTATCGGTCAGGTTCGTTTCTACAAGCCTCTCGGCGCTTACGCTGTCGGTGGTGCTTCTGCAAATCCAGACGTTACTGGTGCATCTGCTACTACTGTTAACGTTGCTACTCAAAACGAGAACTACGGCGCAACTACTAACATCAGCACTGATGTTCAAACTTACATCAAGACTGTCCGTACTCACGGTGCTAACGAGTACTTGGTTCAAGAAGTAATTTCTAAGCAAGACGGCCTTGCTAAGATCGCTCGTGATTTCTCTGAAACTCGTGCTGAAGACGAAGATCAAGCTCTTCGCGCTGTTGTTGCTGGCGTTCGTGGTTCTGAGATTGCTGTTGCTGATGCTGCCTCTACTTTTGTTGTAGCTACTTCTAAGTACGAAGACTACTGGGCTGGTAACGCTGTAGACGCTGATTCCTCTAAAGGTTTTGGCTATGTTGCAGTTAAATCTCTAACCAGCTCATTGGTTGGTACTGGTACTAACATCGATACTTTGGTTGACAACAGCACTGCTGGCTTGACTCCAGGTAACCGTGTACGTCACCTAATCAAAGCAATGGGCGCTTGGGCTGACTACGTTCCAGATTTCGTATACCTCGTTGTAGGTCCTGAGACTTACTTAGACATTAAAGTAGCTAACATCGTTGATGACGAGCGTGTTACTGATGGTAACGTTGCTTTTGAAACTATCTTAAGCGGACAAATCCGTTTGGTTGTTTCACGTGCTTACTCAGCTGGCGTTGCTGGTACTGTTGAATCTATCTCTGGTGCTACTTCTGCTACTGTTAAGACTTCTTACATGATGCTTCCTGGTACTATGTACATGGCTGACGTTGCTGTTACTAACCCTGTTGCTATCGATCGCAATGAAAGTGTTGGTAGCGGTTCTGGCCGTACTACTGCTTGGTACCGTTGGGGCTATGTTATGCACCCACGCGGCTACACTTTCGCTGGTACTCAATCTGCTTTCGCTACTAACGCTGTACTTGGCGCTGCTGCTTCTTGGACTCGTAAGTCTGATATCTTGAACTTGGGCATCCTTCCTATCTTCCACAAATAAGGTAAAGTAACATGGCACTCGTAAAAGGCGTTAATTCTTACGTACTATTAGCAGAGGCCAACGATTACTTTGACAATAGGTTAGACGCTGATATTTGGTATACAACCGATAGTCCTGATCTCGCTCTGGTAACTGCAACTCAGTTGCTAGAGGGAGAAAGCTGGACGGGAATGTCTTCTCTTGCTACTAATAACTTGGCTTGGCCGAGAAATGGTAGCTTTAAAGATACTCCACGAAACAGATCGGTAGCTTTCACAGGTACTTATGCGTTTCCTAACTCGAAAGAGAAAGAAACACTAGTGCCCCGTGAGATTGCGTTAATCCGCAAAGCCACTTATGAGCTTGCTTTACACCTGTTAAACAACAAAGGTCTCTTGAATAAAGGGGCTTCTGTTAAAGGTTTGAAAGCTGGTTCTATTGCGTTAGATTCTATAATCGAAGCATCAACTATTCCCCGTATTATCCGTGATGGATATGCAGACCTCATAGATGGAGGCAGAAAGTCGTCATCTTGGGAGGGCTGGTAATGTCATTAGTCAATACCATTAACTCTGCTGTAGATATTGCTTTTTCTACACTGGGAGACTTAGTAACAACTGCTACTTTGTCAAATGCCAGTAATGAAAGTTATGCCTTTCCTGTTTTAGATCCCTTTGGGAACCCTACAACAGAAGGCGCAGTATCAACTACAACAGTGTCCTCAACTGTACAAGTCATCATAGAAAGTAGTGGAAAAGTAAAAAGTCCAGAAGGGCTAGATATTATCCAAACCCAAATGCTCATTAGATCTGATGAGATACCTAACCCTAGTGTTTATAGTAGCGTCACAGTTGGTACTAAAGTTTATACAATAGTATCATATACTGCTGATGTTGCACTCACAACCCTCTTTGTAACGGAGTTATAAAATGGCTGAGAATAAATACAAAAGAGTTAGATTAGATATTGAATCCGTATTTAGTAGCGCAGCGTGGAAAGCAGAAAGCATTCCTGCCTACCCTGCTAACTACGAAGGTGATTCCAAGTCTAAAACATTTGTTAAACTAGAGATACTTCCCTCAAGTCAAGTAGAATTCTACGGAAACTTTGATGGTGTCTCTGGACAAGTGATCATTCAGATTTATGTTCCCGCAGGTATGGGTATGATTGCTTTAATGGACAATGCTGATACTCTCGATACTTATTTTAAAAGTAAAACCTTTGCCAATGGCACTAGTACTGATTCCAGTACTTTAAACATAATAGGAAAAGACTCTGCTAATCCCGCATTATTCCGTGGGGACTACACAGTCAACTTTACCTTGTTCAATTAATTATCAACCATTTTTGGAGAAATAAAATGGCACATTTAACTAAAATCTCAGCTGGTAAGTTCAGCTCACTTGATTACGTTGCAGCAACCGCTGGCGTAAGCTCTATTTCTACTTTAGTAAATATCACTAATCAATTCGTCACTGCTGCTGACCAAGCTTTAGTGACTGACTCTGATGACGGAACCGCTGTCACAGAAGCGCTCGCAAGCGGTGTTAAGCACGTTGGTGACGTACGTGAATTCCCATCTCTCGGTACCCCAGCTAACGTTGTAAACGTTCCTGTTTACGGCCAAGCTACCTCTTCACAGGTAGCTGGTCAGTCTGATGCTCCTTCCTTGGAATTCAGCCTGAACTACGTTGCTACTGATCACGCTGCTCTTGAAATCCTTCGTAGGAATAGCACTCGTATTTGCTTCCGCGTCCGTATGAGCGATGTTAAGCAAGCTACAGCTTCTGCTAACGCTGGTGTTCCTCTTGCTTTCCGTAACCAAGAGTTCGCAGATTTCTACTTCTTCGGTACTATCGCTTCTTTTGAGATCACTACTGGTCTTACTGATGCAATTCAAGCTTCCATTACTTTGACAGTAAGTGGAGACTTTACTGGGCCTGTTTCTTTGCCTACTACTGCCGCTGCTGTTTACAGTAACTTGGCTGCTTAAGTCATAACGCTATACGAGGGACCCTTTCGGGGGTTCCTCACCTATAAGGGAAATACAATGAATGACAATAATACTAAACCTTTTGACAAAGACTTTGTTCTGCAAGTAACTGTCAGAAACATTCACAAAGACATTGATTTTAGCATTCGTAGAACTTTTGAACGTTTTGCTGATTTTGAGTCTGGAAGTAAAAAACACAATGAAGTCTTTGAGACCTTAGGGGTGCTTCACAAGATGCACACTCTTCTCGATGAATTCGAAGAAAACAACAACCATCTTTTTAATACTAAACAGGAAGTTAAATAATGAAAAAATTTGTAGGTAAGACCCAAACTAAAGCTGTACCATTCATGGATGGTAAAGTAGATATTAAAGTATTGACAGTAGGTGACATTCGTGCCATCGAAGCTAAGTCAAAAGAAATGCAAGATGGCGAAGGTGATCAGTTAGAAATCCTTCGCTTCGTACTGCGTCTAGCCGTAATAGATGCTGCAGATTTAACTGATGAAGATTTTGACGGTTTCCCCGTTAACGAATTAACTAAGTTATCTGAAGCAATCATGGGCACTCCTTCTACAACAGAGGGAAACGCATAAGCTCTGAAGATTTATTTTTGTATGACTTGGCATTTCACCTGAAGATACCTATGTATCAGATGTTAGAAGAAATGCCTCAGTCTGAGCTAGTCATGTGGGCCAAGTATTTACAAGCAAGGCCCATTGGCTGGCGAGAAGACAGTCGTGCCTCAATGATCATGCAAGCTCAGGGCGCTAAAGTAAAAGCCAAAGATATATTCCCCGCTGTTGCTCAAATGGACAAATGGGAACAAGAAAGGTCTGATGAAGAGAAATCTAATCATTCTTTAAGAAAGTCTATATTTGGTCAGTTAATTGAAGTCGCTGTTAACAAAGACAAGGAGAAACAAGATGGCCTCGAAGCTAAGCATTAAATTACTAAACAGTAAACAAGCACTAAAGGATGTAGATGAAGAAGTTGTTCGTTTAACGAATCAAGCGCTACGTATTAATGCTTTACAAGCGCAAGCTGAATTACAGCTGAAGACCCCAGTTCTCACGGGTCGTGCGAGGTCATCTTGGAATCTCTCTGGAGTTAAAGATGATTTTAAAGAAACAGGAGGTGCGGCTAGTGGCACTCCCTCTTTCCTGCCTCCTATTTCTAGTACCAAGTTTCAAACGTTATACTTAACAAACAGTGTACCCTATATACAAGATTTAAATATGGGCAACTCTAAACAAGCACCAGCTCGTTTTATCGAGTCTACTGTGTTCAAATACTTTGTACCCAAAGGGGTCGTAGTTGAAGTAACACGCTAATTACCCCAGCCCCTGATGGCACTGATGCCCTTAATGGTATCCGTCTGTCTGGGGCTTTTTAATTTTACAATAGGAGAGACACAATGGCTATTCAGTTACAAGTAAAGTCTGACTCCAGACAGGCGCAAAATGACTTGCGCAAACTAGATAGGTCAGTTGAACAAATAAACAAGACAACCCAAAACGCTAGTAAAACTATCAAGAACTTAGCGATTGGAGCTGCTGCTGCTTTTGCTGCTATTTCTAGTGGAAAGGCAATAACTGGGATTACGGATTCATACCGTAGGTTAGAAGCGCGTATTGCTCTTACTAATAATTCCTTAATCAGACAAGAATACGCATTTAGAAAACTTAATGCTATTGCAATTAAGACAAGATCAAATCAAGAGGGTCTAGCAGATCTTTACTCCCGTATTGGTCGCGCCACTAAAGAAATGGGCGTAGAACAAGAAACAGTTCTTAAAGTTACAGAAGCTGTTGCTAAAGCTATTACAATTTCTGGTTCATCAGCTGAATCCGCTAACTCTGCTATTGTACAGTTAGGTCAGGGTCTAGCCGCTGGTGCTCTACGTGGACAAGAATTAAACTCCGTAATGGAGCAGACCCCTGCTGTGGCTCAAGCCATCGCTAGAGGTATGGGCATTACAATTGGACAATTAAGAGCATTCGCTAACGAAGGTAAGCTTACTGCTCAAGCGGTAGTTGACGCTTTAAAAGGCCAAGGTGATGCTATTGATGCAGAATTTTCCAAGGTTCCAGTTACCTTTGCACAAGCAATGCAAGTGTTTTCTATTGGTTTTGGTAGAGCTATAAACGAGTTAGATCAAGTCACTGGTGCTACTAGTGGTGCTACTCGTAAGCTTCAAAAACTAGGTACATTTCTTAATGGCATGGCTAAACCTTTAGCCGCTAACCTAGAGAACATAATAGATACTATTTCAGAGTTTGCTACTAAAGTAGGAAATTTAGTAGATCCATTGTTAGGATTAGGTTCTGCTTTTGCAGCATTGGCAGGTACTATTGCTAGTGGTCTTGGTATTAACACTGAAATTAATTTGTTAAGTAAACTAGGAGATGGAATAAGCAAAGCAACATCAATTGCAAGCAGTCTTGTTCCTAGCTTCCTTCAAATAAACAGATTTATAGTGATGTTAACTAATGGTATTCTTTACTTTTCCAACTCTTTAGCAGTAGCACTTAAACCTATTAAAGCGTTTACCACTACTGTTGCTGATTTATTCTTTAAAGTGTATGATGCTGTTGTAGGTCATTCATACTGGCCAGACCTTATCAATGGTGTTATTGATTTTGCTTTCTTTTTAGCAGACGCACTTAGGCCTATTACTGATTTTACTAGTGGCGTAACTGACGCATTTAGAAACTTAAGCATCACAACCAGAGCATTGATTAGCATTATTCTTTTTGCATTCTCACCTATTACAGCCGCTGTATTCGGCTTGTTAGTGTCACTGAGAACCCTTAACGAGATTAGTGGTAATGGTTTCTTCGCAGGAGCCATGAAATCTGTTATGAACTTTACTGTAGGTGTAGCTGATGCTTTCTATGAAGCTTATAGGTTGGTCGTAGGTAATTCCTACTGGCCTGACATGATTGACGGTGTAATAGCTTACGCTTCTAAAATTAAAAACGCAATGCCATCCATCACAGATTTCCTTAATGGAGTTGCAGAAGGATTTAGTAATTTGCTTGATAGAACAGCATTTTCTGCTAAGATTTTATTAATTGTTTATAGTCCATTAGCCGCCGCCGTTGTAGCTTTAGGTCTTGCTTTCCAAAACCTAGGCGCACCTATTTCAACTGTTAGTATTCTTTCTTATGGTAGAACAGTAGACAAGACTATAGGCAATATACAAAAGTCAATAGAAAAAGGTTACAATTATGTCGCTAATGGTCTTACCGAGCTAGTACAAGGAGCCGCTAAAGGTATTGTTGGTGCTGTAGATTTTGTCAATAAGGCACTTAACTCATTCGGGTCAGTTGTAGGACATAAACTTTCTGTTTTGATAGGAGCAGGTATTTTAGCTGGTCTCGTCGGAGTTCCCGCTGTTCTAACCGCATTAGGTCTTATTATTAGTACTCAAATAAGAGAAGGTGTAAGCGCAGGTGTAGAAGGCTTAGATGGTACTTTTACAAAGCTTGTAGCCACTGCAGGAAATTTTGTTGGTGTTTTCATTGCTGAACTAATTTCAGTAATACCTAGTGTTTCCGGAATACTTACTACTTTTGTATCTAGTATTTTTGAAGGTATCCTTGATGAAATCCCACTAGTAGGGGGAGCATTAGCTCTTTTTGTAAACCTTATAACCGAAAGCTTTAGAGGATTGTTTAAAAGCATTGCTAGTATTTTTGTTACGGGCTGGTTACTCAAACTATTCGGGCTTGGCGCTGTAAACAAGCTTGTAGCCAAAGGGCTTAAGATGCTACTTGCAAAGTTTACAGCTTATTATGTCGCTCAAAAGGCTATAGCTACAACTGGAAACACTCTATTGCTTACTAGCACAACGCTTACCTTTAGTGGCATGTTACTTGTAGTTAGGGCTAAATTAGCTTCTATGTTAGTAGCAATCACTGCAACTTGGGTTTCAATGAACGTACGAACTGCAGCTGCTTTTTTAACTCTACAATTAACAGCAGCAGGCGCACTTGCTAGCATCCGATTAGGTTTTATTGCACTAGGTGCAAGTATTGCTAGTGGTGGGATTGTTGCGGGTATAGCCGCTATTGGTACTGCCATTGTTGTTGCAGCAAATGTAGCAGGTATTGCTTTAGCTAGATTACTGCTTAATCCAATCGTAGCTATCGTTGTAGGTGTAACTATAGCAACGACTGGTCTTGCTGTTGCAATCTTTGGAGAAGGAGATACATTCTCAGCCAAATTAGGCAACCTTAAGGACAAGCTGGGTACGTTCTTCAAAGATATCTTTGATTTTACAAAAGACCCTGATGCTAATATTGAAAATGCTATACTTGGAAAAGGCAAGAATAAAGAAAAGGCAAGAGTCCCTTTCAGCACTTCTGGCCTCATACCCAAAATATCTGAAGCTCCCCAATTTAACATGATGGACAATCTTAAGCCAAAAGACAGTGTTGTAGATTTAGCTCTAAATAAATTTGATAGGTTCTATCAGTCTATTAAAGACAAAGCTAACGAAGGCGTTGATCTAAATGTCGAAGTTGATAGCTTTGGTTCAGAATTTGTTGAGAAAGCTAAAACCTCTTATGCTAAGGTTAAAGACTTATTCTCAGGAATGGGTTCAAATATGGATTCGGATTCATTAATGAATCTTAGGGTTTCTACTGTTAAAAAGATTGCAGAAATCTCTGATAAGATTAAATCATTAAAAGATGAGATATCTACTGCCACTGCTCTTACTGCTGAACAAGAAGCTGGAATACTGCTTAAGATTAAAGAACAAGAAGAAAGTGCAGAAAAGATAAAGAGACGTAGCAAAGAAATAAACAATCTACTCAAAGAGCAAGGTCTTAGCCGTAAACAGATTAGGGCTTTAAGTGATGAACAGTTAGAAGCTCTAATTAAGCAAAAGAATTTAACTGAACAGCTAAATAAAGAAATTGCAAAAGTTGACTTTTCTAAGACTTTCGAAAGTATAGCCAAAGGTGGATTTAGTGGTACATTTACTGAGTTTAATTCTTTAACACAAGATGCTCAAAAGCGTCTTACTATCTTAGGTACTGCTATCGCTGATATAAGTGCTCAGCCTGTCATTTCTAAAGAAGAACTACTCCGTTTAGATTTGTATAAGGAAGAACTTAAAGACATAAATCAACAATTAGAATTTGCTAAAGACGGAGCCAAAGGGTTTCAAGATTCCTTTAAAACTGCCTTTAGTGATATCTTAAAAGGCACTGCTAGCATCAAAGATGCATTTATAGGATTCTTAGAAGATTTAAGCTCTAAGATAATAGATGCTGGTGTTGATGGTATTGCTGATAGGCTAATGGGTATCGGTGGAGATGGTGCCGGTATAGATGACACGTTTGGTGGCTTAGTTGGTAGAGTTAAATCTGGCTTTAGCGGTGAATCTCAAGTCGAAGCAGGTGGTGCAGGTAGTGTTGCTAAATTAGCAGCTTCAGTCATTCCCGGTGCAGATGGAGGCGAAGGCGGCATAGGTGGTGCTGTTGGCGGTATGTTTGGCGGTATGGCACCTGATGGTACTGAACTGAATCCTTACTTTGTTAGAGTAACAGAAGGGATGATGGATGGCCTAATGCCTGGAGGTGAAGGAGGTGGTGGTATTGCTGGTGAAGCAATGGGCCTGCTTGGTGGTGAAGACGAAGATTCTCCAGAAGGAAAAGCCGCAGGTGCTCTTGAGAAGTTTACAATGAGCATAGGTACAGCTGTAGATGGTGTAGGCAACTTTATTGCTGGCACTATACAACAGATTCTAGAGTTTCTTGGATTATCTGTAGCTACTACTGCTTCTACTGCTGCCACAACAAAGAAAGCAGGTTCTGAAGTTTTAGGCGCTGTTGCTGCTGATGCTCTTACTGGTGCTATGGTCAAAGCGGCTCTTGCTGCGGAAATACTAGGTGTTGCTATGTCTAATGCAGCTCGCAAGTCTATTACTGGGTTTTCAACAGGTGGAGCTGTCAGCGGCCCCGGTACTGGTACTAGCGACTCTATTCTTGCTCATCTATCTAATGGCGAATATGTCATTAATGCTAAATCTACGAAAAAGTATGGACCTCTAATTGAAGCAATTAACTCAGGTAATGTTCCTAAGTTTGCAACAGGAGGCGAAGTAGGTGGAAGCTTACCTGTTATGAACTCTGACCTCCAAGCTAATATGATTAATAAAGCGGGGAGTAATAAAGATTCAGGTCCTGCCCAACTTAGCAGTAATGTAACATTACAAGTCACAGGTGATGTTACTGAAGCTACCCGTAAAGCAGTTCGAGATATGGGTAACGAAATCGCAAGTAATGTTCAATCACAATTCGCAGAGAGAGGAGTCTTAGGTGGCTAATCCAACATTTTTAGGGCTAGATTACTCTACGCCATTGACAATCAACAGCAGGGAAAGGGTTTCCAGATCGGAGACCCTGAACCTTAAGATACAAGCAGTTAGCAACGGGTCTCAGAGATGGGAATGTATTATCACTTTGGCCCCTTCTAACAACAAAGGCACAGCTGCAACTAATCATCACGGAGCTAGATTGGCAGTTCATAGAACTAAATATGGACTCCACAGTTCTTTTAATGATGGCTCTATGCCCCAATATATAGGTACGGAACCTTATTATTCTGCTGTAGGAAACCTTCCTGTTACTTCTTCTACTGCATTTTCTCCGGTAGAAACTACTGATGTTACTCTTAACAGAATCGGTACTACTAAAGTAAAGATGGGAATAGCAACAACAGCAATTCTACCCGCTGGTCGATTCTTTACCTTTAGCAATCACACCAAGGTTTATCAGGTTGCTGCAGATGATGGTAGTATAGTAGTAGCAGGGCAAGATGTAGAAATATTTCCTGCATTACTTAAAGATGTAAATGATAATACAATCACCATTAACGCTGTTGATCCCGTAATAACAGCATACTATAATGCTGATGGAATTGAAGGTGTTACTTATGTCGGCGGCATTATGACTGCTGCAAGGGTTGACTTTATTGAAAACGTAGCTATATAACTATAAACAAACAGGATACTGATAAATGAAAAATACTGATAAACTAAAAAGAAAGGGGGATCTACTTTATCTCGATGATGACTTCGGGATCTCCCTTGAATATGTAAACGGGTTAGGCTTTGCTCATTGCGAAATGAACAACTGGTCGCCCACCATTCGTAAGCGTTGTAGATCTGCTATTGACAGGTTACAGCGAGAACACAAAATTGATGCTTACGCTGCCTCAATAAAGGCTGATAAAAAGCATCAAAAGTTTCTCAAGGCAATGGGCTTTGAGTTCTTTAAAAATAAATTAACACTAGACGATGAAGGTAACAACCTTGTTCTGTCTATTTACTGGAGGGAATATCATGCTTAATATTACTAACCAAGCATTAAAAACAGCTATATCTGGTTATGATCTTACTGCTGCAGCATTCATAACCCTAGTGTTCCCTACAACTAGCGGTGCATTTGCGAAGCCTGCCGGAGACCCCCCTGCTACTTTAGCAGAGAGGACTTTTAGAATTACTGAGGCCCCTCGCGACACTGTAGTTGGTGGTCTTACTTTCCAAACCTCTAATGAACTCTTAGGTTTGACTGCCCCTAACACTCAGAATTCTGTTGACAGAGATAATTACTCTATAGCATTTGCTGATAACAACACGGCAATCCGCAATAGGTTCACTACAGTTTCTGGCGGCGCTCTAACCGGGGTGCCTCTTACTGTGCAGTTAGGCTTCTTTGATGACGATGGCGTTCTTATATCTGAACTTTTAAATGTCTATAGTGGCCAATCTTCTTCAGTATCTTGGGGAAAGAGAGGGGATGGTTTTGTGTGTCAAGTAGCTTTCACAGGCCAGTTGACTCAGTTAGAGTCTTCTAACTCTTATTTAACTTCACCCACTTCTCAGCATCAATTGACTGCAAGATTATTAGATGCAGCTTTGTGGTCATCTACTATTGTTTATGCCGTAAATGATTATGTCGAGTATTCTCAAGTGGTCTACAAGTGCGTCCTTATACCGCCCGTTGGCACTGCACCCGCTTTCACCAGTACTTACTGGAAAGCCCAAGTTGACACTAGCATGAATCTTATTCACGAAGGTGTCAATGATGACGCTATTAAATGGGGTAAGAAGTCTTGAGTATTATAAATATTAAACAAGGAGAAATCTCATGGGCTTAGAAGTCATACTGTTTGTTATTTCAACAGCAATTAGCGTAGTTTCTGCTGTTCAAGCAAAGAAGAAAGCCGCTGCAGCTCGCGAAGCCTCTTTAGGCCAAGATGTAAGGTCTACTAACTCGGCAGAACCCTTAGACATCCACTACGGTCGAATAGCTACTAGTGGTGTTCGTACCCTCGTAGCTACCACCCATAACCACAAAGCTGTAAAATTCAACGGCACTCGAATAGGCTCTTCCCTTTTAGATGTAACTGATGGCAAGAAGAACGAATACCTTGCAACCGAAGTGGCCATCGGTATAGGTGAAATTACCAATATTGAAACTGTATGGACTGATGATCAAAAATACAATGCTACAGGAATTGCAGGATATTCTACAAGCTACTGGAATCCACCCGGAATCTCTAGTGCCACTTCTGCAATGGCACTCCCAGATGGGCGTAATAATGCAGTGTATTATGGCGGTCAGATTAAAGCATCAAGCACCTTTACTGGTCTCACTCATGCTGTTAATATCTACAAGCTAAACAGAGATGAACCACAATTCTCAGGTGCTCCTCAGCCTCTGTACTTCATCAAATCAGGAGTAAAGGTCCGCACTATAACACCTCCGGGTGCTGCGGCTACAGCTACTGCTGCGGCAGGCCATGCTACCCGTTATACTATAACTAGAAACCTAGCTGATACTGAAGACTTGTTGACTTACAATAACACTGTTGCATATGTGTTACTAGACTACCTCACAAATAAACTTTATGGTCTTAATTGGAAACTCTATACAGAGGCTGAAAAAGCTGCTGATGCCACTTTAATTGATGATGTGGAGCTTGAAGCTTTCTATAAAGCTTATTTAATTTGTAATGAAGTAGTTCAAGGTACTGGCAGTGTTCTTTTTGCACAAACAGGAACCGATTTAGACGGTACTCTACCTTCCGCAACTCCTTTAGAAGTTGAGTACCCTGAAGATTGGGGTATTGATGAGGATGGGAATATAACGTACCAAGGTCAAGCAATATCATTAGATTGGGACAATATGGATCTTACTGGTAGTGGTGTGAGCTCATTTGATTTCAACCTTAACGGTATTATAGATGCTATTGGACAGCCTACTGGTGTTTCTTCTACAGAAGGTATATTACGGTACGAGTATAACGGCTCTATCTCAACAGGAGCAAACCACCGAGGTAACATTAGTGCAATCATCGGTGTAATCCCCGGTGTAGAGTTCTTCCGTTCGCCTACTGGTCAATGGAAGCTTATTGTGCCTGACTCCATGACCTCTATTGACATCCCTGCTGATTTTGTGGCTGGTACTAATTACACTAAATTCAAAAGAGTAGCCTTTACGCCCACTACTGGCCTTACTGCAGGTATCACTGGTGTTTATGAATTGTTAGTAGCTACCTCTCAAGACAGCCCTGATACTACCCGGACTAATTGGGCTAGAATAGGGACTGCAATGGAGCCAGACCTTTGGGTATCTGGTGTTATTTACTCTTTCGGCGATATAGTAAAATACTTTGTTCCTGCTTCTTCAGGCAATGCATTTGCAAATACTACAGGCTTATATATTTACACTGACTCAAAGACAAGCTCGGCTACTAACCCAATTGACTCTACGAAATGGAGACGAGTAGCCTACCAGCCTTACAAGACTCAAAAAGTTGGCACTATTGACGAATCAGAGCTAACCGCAGATATAGCAATTACCTACCCAGATGCTACTGACAAATACAATCAGTTAGATGTTCGATTCCCTAACGTAAACAAGCAGTATGCTGATGATACTATCACATTCCCGCCCGAAGGTTCAGGTATTCACAAACAGTTCTTAGCGCAAGATAGCGGGAAGGACTTAAAGGACTTGTATGACATTCGTGGTCTCATCGATGCTTTTCATGCTAAAGCGTGGGCAAGCAACAAGGTTAGACAATCACGAAGAGAAATATATGAGTTTCAGACAAGACCCTCGGGTTTTTTGTATGAGCCGGGTGACATCTTAAAGCTAGAAGATTCAGCTGCAAACTTTGGTAATAATCCTATCTATGTAAAAGTGTTAACTACTAAAGTCAAACCTGACCTTAGTGTAAAGTTCGCCGCTATTCGATTCTTCCCTTCAGATTATGGGTGGGAGATAGCTGGTTTGCCTACTCTAGAGAATAGAGTTCCAATTGAAATAAGTAATGTAGTACCAACATTTCCTGCATTAAACTCAAGTGGCTTCCCAAACTCCAACTTTGATCTAACAGACACAGCTACTTCAAGAGAGATCCCATTGACTTGGGTGGTTGATGAAGATTCAGACGTTGGTATGTATCAGGTTGTAATTGAAACTCAGCAACGAGCTACACCTAATGCGCAAGAGTGGACTACTTTAGTTACTTTACCATCTAGTATCACTTCTTACACTCATGTCATTGGTGACAGTGGGGGTATACATTGGTATCGCATTTATGGTGTAACTACTGATCAGCGCAAAATAGGACCAACAGATACTATTCTGACTTATGGTAAAGCTCAAGTCGGTGAAAGATCATCGGTTATAACAACTACTATGACAACTTCTAACGGTACAGTCTTTAGAGACAGTACAGGGTCTACTGTATTAACTCTAAATGTATTTATAGATGGAGTCTTAAGTACTACTCACGATGATTACTCATACAGCTGGCAGATTCTTAATAGTTCAGGAAATGCAAAAGTAATAACCGTAAGCGATACATTACCTGCTTCTGGGTTTCCTCTTCTATTAGACGATACAACAAATGGTGGACCTCTGCAATCTATTGGTGACCCTTCAACCCCAACGACTAGGGCCTCAATAACAGCGCCTTCAGGTTCTAATGGTGTACCTGCTGATACACTAAGCACTGAGACTATTTCAAATACTGCAGTAAAAGGTGGCTTAAGGCATTTAACTGTAGGCGCAGAAGATGTGTTTTCATTTCAACAATTCACCTGTTTTGTAGGTGACTTACCTGATTAACAAGGAGATTATTATGGCTTTTAAAGTTAAAGGTTTTATAAAAACAGGCATTAAGAGCCATAGCTTCTTGTCAAAACAACTCACTCTTACGAATGCAAAGTATATGACGTATAAGGAACATCAAAATGGCTAGAGAAGCACAATCGTCAATTACCATCACAGACGTAAAAGATGGAATAAATTATAAAACAGTATCATTGTTTAAAATTGATGAACCCTCAACAGCACCTACTGGTACTGGTTTTAATGCTACCACAGGTGCTCCTGCTAACGCTACAGTCGGCTGGACAGTATCTGCACCTGCACCTACAGGAACCGAGACTTTATACATTGCTACTCGTGGTATTAAACTAATACCCGGCAGTACTGTTTGGGCTATTGATACTGAAGTAGACTGGGTAATTGCAGTAACTTCTGGGCCTCCCGGCGGAGAAGGTCCTCAAGGTGATATAGGTACTCAAGGTTTAATAGGTCTTCAGGGTCTCCAAGGGACTATTGGTGCTCAAGGTGCTCAAGGACTTCAAGGGCTTCAAGGCCTTATTGGTCTTCAAGGTCCTCAAGGTCTAATAGGTTCTCAAGGACTCCCA